AGTAGACAGACAGCATGGGATCACCCCCGCGTGTGCGGGAAAAACAACGTTGCTTTTGCTTGCGGTATTCATCGCTAGTTTTTCCAGATTGTTTAGCGACACGCTCAAGCATTTCTTTTTGGGTCTCATACTGCTTATTTAAATTAGTAATCGAACCCTTGTATTGCTTAAGTTGCTCCTGTCTTGCTTCATCTTCCTTACCCTCTGCCTTAAGGCGCTTGATATAAGTGTCTGAGGCTTCATTTTGGGCTTTGTACTCACGTTGCAACTCAGATAGCCCAGACTTATGGTAATCAAGGCTATTCTTAGCTTGGCGCTGTTGATTTTCCAACGATGCCAAACGTGTAGTGGCTTGGTCAATCTGTTGTTGGTACTTAAGATATTGCTCAGCAGTTTCAGCGGTACTCCCTTTAAGTTGAGACTGTTCTTGTTTCAGTTTCTCAATCTTACGTTGTTGATTTTGGATAGCATTACCCAAACCATCGTACTTAGCTTGTGCTGCACCTAAATAGTCACCAGCGCTACGCATTTGGCTTTCTTGTGCCTTCCATGCGTTCGTAGAGCTATTGACTAACTGAGTTAGTCGCTTAATCGAGTTAGCCGCTTGAAGCGTGTCTAAGGCGATTTCGGTGGACATGGTAGCTTGTACTTTTGCCATGTATTATTTTTTCCTCCTTTCCTTAAAAATTAGAGTAAAGATGTTGGGTCGACCATCCTATCTTCTTCCTCTTTTGCGTTTAGAATTTTCATCAACTCGTAATAATCGGTATCGTAGTATTGATCTAGTGTCCACCCAAAACCTTGAATTGATTTTTTAGCAACGAGTTTTAAGTTCTCAACGCTATTTTCTAATTCAAAAATCTGTTCCCCTTTAGACTTTAGTCTTTTGGGTCGGTTTCACCAGTGGCGTTTTCAAGTTGTTCGTCAGTCAAACCGTACATATAGCCCACCAATTTTTCAGCAATCTCTTGTGTACGTACATTGTCCAAATCAAGCAATTTGTCATAGTCTTCATCATCCAAGTTAAGAACGGCACGGATAAAGCCAAGCATTTCTTTGAGAATTGTGAAGCTTGCTTGTGCTTGCTCTTGTGTGTCACCATCTTCGACAGTATCACTGATTTTAAGAACTGCCAATTGGTATTCGTGCATACGCAATACATTGCGGTTGCTTGTTGTCACTTTAAATGCTTTTTTACTGATTTCTGGGATTTGAATAGTTCTGATTTCCATTTATCTTTACTCCTTTAACAAAAATAGAGGTCAGGCCATGATCCCGACCTCTTGCGAATTATAGACTGCTTGATGCAGCAGGAAGGACATAGCCCCCGAATACTTCTTTGAACATGTTTGTTTTGTCAAAGTTAGATGCTCCAGAATAGTATTTCTTGTAAGGCTCACCACCGAACGCAGTCGCTGACAAGGCGTTAAATGTCATGTTGTCGTCTTGGCGAGTTTGTGCAGTGTCGGTATCTGTTGCAACGTTTTGAGTTGATTCTTGCATGATACCGTTAGCAAAGCCAAAGAATACTGAATGTTTGCGGTCAAGTGTTTCAGATTCAATCAATACCGCTGTGTGAGGTTTTTCGCCATCCATAGCGTAACCACCCTTGCCATCTGGTTTGAAACCAAGCATTTTTTGTTTAATTTCAAAGTCAAGGTTATTGAAGTCAAACGCCACTGTTGGTGATCCAGGCGCAATCATTACGTCTTGTACTGAGTTGTTCCCAGGAATTTTAGTTGCTTGACCTTCCAAGTTGGAAATATTAGCGGTACGAGTACCAAGCATAGCTGAATCAACTTCAATCACGCCATCAGTTGAAAGGCCGTCAGCGCCTTTAAGTAGTTTTTGGGTTTTAGGGTCAACCAAAGCAAGGCGGACCATTTTCAAACCTACAATTGCCATATAGTAATTTCTCCTTTGTTAAATTAATTTATCGAGAGCAACAAAAAAGACCGCCGTAATCTGCAATGTATCGGGGTCTATGCTATGTTCTCTCATGTCTGTAATTGAGTAGTGTTCAGATTTTAGGAATTTCAGCAATTCCATTTCAAAGGCTTCAATATCAAAATCAATATCAGCCTTGTAGAAAATCTGGACTTCTACTCTATCTGTTTTACTGAAAAAGGTATTGTTTCCGCTTAAATCAAGGGATGGATTGCTTTCGGTGAGCAAAACGATTGTCTTATCGGTATTTTCTTCGAGCTCTTTAGGCAAGTTGTTTGCAAACACTTCGCTTATTTCACCAAATTCTTTGCCGTCAATTAGCTCTTTTAGTTTTACGGTTGCTAACACTTAATCACTTTCCTCCTTTCTTGCGAATGAGTTTTTCATACTCCTCTTTTTCTGCTAATAGCACTTTTTTCTGTACAGCACTATCGTTTTGGACATTGGTAACGAAATGATCAGCACGGTATTTTTTGGTGCCGTCATTCAAACGTCTAGCATTTTGTGCATGGTAATTATTTTTCCACCCTACTGTTGCCACACCATTTTTTCTGCCGTCCGCATTAGTGGATTGGACAGATAAACCGTCAGCCATGTGTCCATACTTCAAATCTTTTTTGTTTGAGTAGTGTTTCTCCCTAGTAACTTCTTCCAGTTCCTTTTGAAACACTTTCGCACCAGCGGTAGTAATTTTAGCTTGTTCCGCTGGAGTGATATCGCCAATACTGGCTACCGTTTCAAGCCAGCCCTCTAGTGCTTTATCAAGCCCTACCATAAGCTATCACCCAACTTTCTTGTGCTTTCTCAAAGTCAGAAAGTCGTAGCGATTAAGTCCAAAGTTTTCGTTTGGACTGACACGGACAATGTCATACTGAGTACCATTTAGGACAGCGACTTGGCCTTCAATCACTTTAGCATTATGGCGAATAACGATAACTTTTGTATCGGTTTCACCATTCTGTTGAGCTAAATACTCTTGATTGAGTGTGCGAGTGTGGGGTTTGTAATGCAACGTAAACTGTTTAACGAATTTTGGAACACTGACACCCGTAAACTTATTGGGAGTGCTTTGATAAGTGCCAAAATCAGCCTTGAAACGAAAGTCTGAGGGTAAGTATCTAACTTTAGCCATTAGTCACCTCTTTCCTCACTGTACGTTGCGTATAAGCCCCTTAATTGCCCGATTATGCTATTTAAAGTGAGATTGATAGGATAAGTCACCGTATCAGTTAAAGCCACTCTGTAGGTAAAATACGAGCTTGTGAGAGCTATTACAGCCGTATCAAATAGAGATTCCACACTGTCAAGGTCGTAGAATTTCGGGTCATTACCGACTGCATTGATAATATACTGTTGAGCCGATTCAATGTAAGCTGGAATGAGTGCAGTGTCGTCTGTCTCATCCAGATTGAGGGTCTGCATGATAGTTTCCTTAGATACACTCATTGCTTACCTCCTAAATTAAGCCCCGGCAGTAAGATTAGCTTTTTGGTCAGCGATGGCTTTAAATGACGCTGGCACAAACGCTTCTTCGTCCGTTTTAACAACATCGAAGCGGTCAATCACACGTACTTTGGTAGTGTCAGTTTCGAAAGCACCGCCGCCGATATTAGTTGAAAGTAATGACAAGTGTTGACGGTCAAACAATGTTACCGCTTGTTTCAAGTCACCAAAGTACAACGGCATAGCTCCACCAGTTCCATTAGCAAGCCAGCGGTCAGAAACTTCTTTAACTGCGAAACCATCGATTGAGTAGCCAGTTGGTGATTTTACATCACGTTCCATGAGGTAGTCACCCATTGCATTCTTGACTTTCTTAAGAGCAGTAAAGCCAGAAGTGTTAGTCAAGAAGAATGAAGTCTGTTTGATAGCTGGGTCAACTTTAGCTTCTAGGTCGATAATATCATCCCATTTAGCCAATGTTGGTTTAGTTGGGAGTGTTGCGATAACTTCCAAGATAGCTTTGTTACGAGTAACGACAACTTTCTTAGCAATCCATCCAGACAACCATGCAAGGATGTTTTCAGCAGAATCAGCAAGCAAGCTGTTTGTTACTGTTGAAATACCAGCATAGCGTTTGATAGCGTAGCGGATAAGAGAGAGTTTAGGATCATCATTAGCACCGATTTGTCCAGCTTCATCATCAATTTTATTAAGTCCAGTAATGTCAGCCCATTTTTCGTAAACACGAGAACCAGTAAGAGTAGTTACGTTTTCGACATTAACATACTCTTGCAATGAGTCGTATTGACGAACCAATGTATTGATAGCTGTACGGATATCTTGTGGGATAGTCAAGCCAGCGTCTGCACCAGTACCGTCTGTTTTAGAGTCAAGCAAGTTTTGGTAACGACCACGAACGAGGTTTTTGAAATCTTTGACAAAATTAGCTTTCACTTCTTCTTCGTTTTCAGTCAAAGGTTTCTTGTCTTCTTCAGACATGTTCGCAACTTCACTAGCACGAGCTTCTGTGTACTGTTCCTTGAACATGTCACGTTTCATTTTAGCAGTGTCACGTTCGTTTTTGATTGCTTGCAATTCTTCAGCGGTTACTGAATCATCAAGCATAGCCACGTTAAGTTTTTCATTCAAGTTTTCGACCTTGTCGCCTTGTGCAACCCAAAGGTCATGCAATTCGTTTGATGTTTTCATCAATCATCTTCCTTTCATTTTTCAAGTAAAATCGCCAATTTCTGCTCACGCAATGAATTGGTTTTTGGTGTCGCAATCATATTCTTAAATTTAGTGATTGCTGATTTGCTTGGTAGTTGATGTACGGCATTAGTAACCATGATTTCTTCTTCGTCATCATCGAAAAACATGATTTCATCCGCAAAGCCTTTATCGACAGCAGTTTTAGCATTAAGCCATGTCTCTTTAGCCATAAGATCTAAAAGTTCTGGTTGTTTAAGTCCAGTTTTCATCTCGTAAGCCAAAGCAATAGATTCGTCAATACTATTCAATACTGCTGATTGATGCTCTAGGTCATCGCTGTTACCAACGATACCAGTTGAAGCTTTATGAATCATGATATGCGCCGTTGGACTGATACGCACGGTATCGCCAGCCATAGAAATGACACTCGCAGCACTAGCCGCAAGCCCTTGTACATTAACCACAATACGCTTGCCACTAGCTTTCAGCATGGTATAGATTTCGCTAGCTGCGAACACATCACCACCATTTGAAGCAATATTAAGCGTGATTTCTTCGTCTTCATCGTTAGCAATGGCATCTTGTACAAGTTTAGGATAGGTACTAGACATGCCAAAGTATTCATAAAATGCCCCAGCATCATCGCTTACAATATCGCCCTTAATGTCAATCTTGCCCATTTATCTCACCTCCTTTCAATGTGGTACGGTTAGGGTTTTTACCCTCTGGCAACTCTTTAGGTAGAATTTCAGCTTGTTGCAAAATATACAAACCTTGATTCTGTGCGAGTGTGCCACTTTTGACCATGCTATTGATACGGCTGATATAGTTAGCACCAGTCGGGTCAACCGCTGGGAAAATATCTGCATCCACATCGCATGAAAGTTTTTGAGATAATTCACTGAGGAATGGTCTTAAATAGCGTGCTACTGCTTTAGAATAGACATTTGAGCTCATTTCTAGTGAAGACTGTTGGTCTCCTTGGCCTCCGACAACGTTCTCTGGGATACCGTAGACTTTGGCAAATTGTCCGGTCGTCCAGTCCGCTTGCTTAAGTAGTTGGGCCACGTTGGATTTAATTTCAAGAGGTGTGAAATCCTCTAAATCATCCAGCACCAACGGACCGCCTTGCATTTGCTTCATCGCTTGTCGCGAGCGTGAGACCTTGGTTTTGAAATCGAGCAATCCACCGCCCTTGATTTTTAAAATACCATTGGCGTTTAGGGCGTTCTTAAGGGAATTAAGCGTTAGCTTATCACTAGCTTTCTGGATATCCAATTCTCTACCAAGAGCCATCAAAGGACTTACGCTTGTCAACCCACCATCCACGGATAGCAATCTAAAATGTAAGATGTCGCTTTGTGGAACATGTTGTTTTGGTGGAATGCGTGGGTCGTCAAAAGTGATGTTATAGTAAAGACCATTTTGATTATCCAAGCGGTTGAATGTAACTTGAGATGGTCTCAAATACTCCCACTTCATATCACGCCCGTTGTCATTACGCCATCGATAAGCAAAGGCTTCCCCACCCAAAAGCATTTGAGCAAAGATAGACTGATAGAAATTAAAGCGATTAGCGTTGTTTGATGGGTTATCCACAATACCTTGTAATTGTTTTCGGCTAGTCGTTAATTTAGCCGTTGCAAGGTCATTAGATAACTGACTGATAATAGAGAATAGGTCCGAATTTTTAAGAGCAGTTTCGGCTGAAACCCACTCGCTACCATTCAAGGTAGCTAAAAACTCTGGATCAGTAATACCAAAAAAGCCCCCTTGGTTATTTGGTGGGCTCTCTGTTGCTAAATTAAATATCGGCAATTATTATCACCTCCCTTCTAGCCTTTTTTGCTAGCTAATTCACTAACCAACCCAGCTAGTACAAATGTGATTGTCATACTAACACCAAACCACACATAGCCGATGTGGTAAGTGGTCACATTGAGCGAAATTGCAGCCAAAATAAACATCAAAATGTCAAAAACAGCCCAAATCGCCTTAAAAAACTTTAAAATCATGTCTTAATACTCCTCTAATAGCCCACTATCTGGGTTTTTTAGCCAATTTAAAACGGCTTCTTGACTCATGTGTTCTACCTTCCATGTTGGATTGTTGGTAATAGCGTAGTCTTCAAACGCATACATGCCATCATAGAACGCATCGATAAGGGCATCCACTACGTCAATCTTGTAAGTGGATTTCATTTTATCTACTTGAATACCGATATTATCTTCCTTGATTACCGCATTTATCAGTGATTTTCGCATGATTTCATCATCTAAACGGGTAATATTCCCCTCAATAAAGAGCGTTTGAAGGAATTTTGTAGGGTCTTTTAACTCACTAGTACGCTGTCTAATCGGCATAAGTGGAAAGCTAGTGTTAGATTCCAAGGCTTTGATAATCTTTGATACCATCATGGCATCATAGCCGAAGAATACCACATCAAGCTGGTTGTCTTCCACATACTCACAAAACCATCGGTACACTTCCTCTGGGTTAATAAGCCCTTGTGGGTGGCTTGTAATCGTACAAAAACCCTTGGTTTCCAAATCTCGATAGTTAACACCATCCTGCTCCATCTTGGCTTCTAGTGAGCCCGCTTGTTGCCAAGGAATAAAACTGTGTTGTTCGATGTGCCATTTCTGTCTGCCGTCTTCAGTAACGTAGGGATAAACGAAACCAATGGCCGTATTATCGCTAAACATTGAAGCGTCAAGACCGACATAGACACGCTTACCCTTGATATCAAATTCATCAACAACAGCATTTTCAATATCTGTTAGATCAAGAAAGCTATTACTATCTGCAAGTAACCAACAATTCATGTTCTTTACTTGGAAGTCGGCAAGGTTACCACTTAATAAGTCGCTATCCCTTTTATCCATCAACCCTTTCATGAGGTTGTCACGTTCTTGTTCCAAGTCTAAAAGCGGATTACTTTTCCCCCATGTTTCCGGTTGAAAGGCCTCGTCTAAGTTGTCTTGAGACCACACTAAGCAAAGGTACGTATCAGCATCCCTACTATCGTCGTCTTCCATAGCTTGTTGCATAATCCTTTGGTCTTCCCTAAATGGAACAGACGGATTTGGGTAAGCCGTAGAAATTTGGACGAATTGTCTGTTTGGAACTTTTACCTGTCCAGAAACAATCTTAGAAACTGCATCCCTTGTTTCAATTTCTCCGATTTCATCAAAAATAGCGGTGGTTCATTCAAGTAAAATGAAAACTATCATATTGACCACTTTCAGCAGAAATAGCCCTTAAAACGTTGTTGTTAGCTTTCATAATGACTTGGTCACTATGCAGACCTAACTCAGTTTCATTTGCCAAGCTCTTGAAAGGCTCGTTTTGGATTATCTGCTTCATCATTGATTTGATATAACCAAGCAATTTGTTTGTTTGTTTGAAGTTGATAGAGGTTACAAGATAATCTTGGTTTGACAATCCGAAACTTTCGATAAAGTACGAATACGCCGTAAGGATAGCCATCAAGTATGTTTTGCCTTGACCACGCCCTACTGAAACAATGGCACGGCTGAAACGTTTACCACCGTTAGCGTTTCTCCACCCGAAAAGCATACATAAAATAAATTTCTGCCACGGCATCAACTGTGTAGGCTCACCAGTATCAACGTTTGGGCATATCCTAGCAAAACGCAATAGTTTGTCCGCTTCAGTCGTTTCATAGGTATATGGAAAGTCGTCGTTACCTTGTCTTTGTAGATCCCGTAAGTGTCTGAAGCATGCCAATTTAATCATGTATCCAGTTACTATTCGACCTTCTAAAGCGTCAAAGCAATATTTTGTTCCATCGTCTTGATATTTTTTAGCGATGTCAGTGAAATCGAATTCTTTATATGCTGCATCTATATCATGAGTTTTTGTTAGATTTGTTTTCATTTACTATTAATCACCCCCTTTCAATAAAAAATAGACGTCTTTTTTATTTCCCTAAAAACTCTTTCATCATATCCCCAAGAGACTTATTATCCGCTTGACTTCCGGCTATTTCAGCCAATTCTGCCCGTCCTTTCGGTGTCAGACCTAGCTGGATGCCTATCTTATTAAGGGTTTCGGCAGCGTCTTTCATCGTCGCAACCGCTGGGTTTTTCTTAAATCCCATTGATTGCTCGCCTAAAATCTCGCCACTTCCGGGAGACTGGATATATTTAATAATCTCGGTTTGGATACCGTTTTCTTTCACGTCCTCATAGGCTTTCTTGTAAATCTCGTATGTCGTGCAATAGGTTTCCACAAGGAAAGTGTCAATGCGTTCGACCTTTTCTGTTGCTTTTAAAAAAGGAATGATTTTAGTCCAAACCGTCCTCGCTACTGTTCCTAAGTAGTTTGGTGGGTCAAGCGGTAGAAAACGGTCATTTTGTTTGTAAAATGGCTCACGCCTTGCCGGTGACTTATTCGCCACGCTCTCACCTCCTAAATCAAAAAATAGACCCTTGTTAAAACCCTCAAAATTGGCGTGCGGTGTAAGAAAACACCTTGTGGCGGCTCTCCTTGGCACGAGAAGGGGGCGGGGGTCAATTTTAAATTGGGTCGAGGGTTATTATACCACCCTTATTATAAAATCGTGCTATGGGCTTATTAGAGG